AGAAGTTTTATAGCGGTGTATATGTTTCCGCATATGTCTCAAAGGGTGCACAGGATACCTGGGAAAAGGTTCTTGATGGCACACTAACTGGTTTTTCAATCGGTGGCAACATCACAAAGTCAGATGACACATTTGATGAAAAACTTGATAAATCAGTGCGTATAATTAAAGAGTATGAATTGTTTGAATTGTCACTTGTTGATAATCCAGCAAGTCAATTTGCTAATGTCATCTCTATTGAAAAAGTAGACGGTAAGAATACAGTTAGCGGATACCTTTCAAAAACAGAAGTTAGAAATGTATTCTGGGATTCAGAGAATGATATTGTTTTAATGTCAGAAGATGATTCAGCAGATAGCCCAACTTCTGGAAAGCCTATGAAGAACATTGGTTTTGTTGAAAAATCAGATTCAGAAGATACAGAAAAAATAAAGTTCTTAGTTGATAGTGCAAAAGGCATTAGAACAATTAAGATGACAGAGGAGGAAAATCCTATGACAGAAGAAACAACAATCGTTGAAGCACAAGGTGCAGAGACAGTAGAGTTGGTTGAAAATGTTGAGGTTGCTCCAGAGGCTGCAGCAGTTGCTGTAGAAGAGGCTCCAGTAGAAGTTCCTGCAGAGGATACTCCTGCTACAGAGCCAGCAGCAGAAGCAGCACCAGAGGCTGAAGAAGCACCTGTTGTTGAAGAAGCAAATGATTCAGTTGATGCTGTTGTTAACGCAACAGAGGAAGTTGCCAAGGCAGTTTCTTCAATCAATGAAAATCTAACTAATGCCTTGAGCAATCTAGCAGAAACAGTAAAGTCTATGCAGACAACTGTTGATGCAATTACGAAGTCCCTTGAAGCCGTTACAGGTGAAGTTAAGTCTGTATCAAATGAGGTAAAAGAAGTTAAGGGTAACTTCAATGAGTTTGGAAAGCGAGTAGATATGGTCGAAAAAGACACCGCTTTCCGCAAGTCTGGCGATCTCGGCGAGATTGTACAGGAGTTTTCGGAAACGAAGACTCAAAAATCCCTATGGGGCGGTCGTTTCCTCAAAACAGCCGACTTATTCCAATAAGTACTATTCACTAGGAGGTGAACAATATGTCGGAACAAGAAATCGTAAAGAACTATCCAGGCTCTCCAACCGTAAGCCACCAACACGCAGGTGATGGTGCTTTCGCATCAGGTGATATTGGCGGAGCAACTGCTACCAGCCCAACCACTTCAAATGTCGGAGCAGAAATGGGAAATATTGCAACAGCAAACTTTGGTGTAACCAATGGCGCTAACGCAGTAAATCCAACTGGTACACCTGGAGGTATTCTACTTCCAGAGCAGGCTCGTCGCTTCATCGACTACGTGTGGGATGCAACAGTTCTCGCCAAAGATGGTCGTAGAGTTACAATGAGAGCAAACACCATGGAACTTGAAAAAGTTAACGTTGGTGAGCGTGTAATCCGTGCTGCTGCACAGGCAAGCAATGACTACACAAACGCAGGTGCTACATTTACAAAGGTAGAGTTGACAACCAAGAAGATTCGTCTTGACTGGGAAGTATCAACAGAAGCACTTGAAGATAATATTGAAGGCGGAGCGCTTGAAGATCATCTAGTTCGCTTGATGACAAACGCATTTGCTAACGATATCGAAGACCTTGCTATTAATGGCGATGGTTCAACTGGAAACTTCCTTTCAATCATGGAAGGTTTCGTACACAAGGTAGAGAACGATGGCGATGCTCACGAAGCACTAGTCACTGTTACTGATGACAACTGGACAACTGAAGTAATGCAGGATATTATTCTTGCAATGCCACGTAAGTATCGTGCACTAAAGCAGAACCTAAAGTTCTATGCTGGTACAGATGCATTCCAGGGTATCGTAAAGAACAACGGAACACTTGCTGATGCTATTGCAGAAGCATTTGCTCCTCGTGCTGCAGGTACAGAGCGCAACCGTCAGGCATACCTTGATGGACAGGCACAGACATTCGGTGGAGCACGTACAACACGTGTTCTAGGAATTGACGTACAAGAAGTCCCTTACTACCCAGCAGATTATGTCGACTTGACATTCCCTGCTAACCGTATTTGGGGATTCCAGAGAGATATCACTGTAAACCGTGAGTACAAGCCAAAGAAGGATACAATTGAATACACAGTATTCGTCCGCTTTGGTCTACAGTGGGAAGAACTTGATGCGGTTGCTTATGCAGACGCAGCAGTTGATCCTACTGCATAATAGTTTGTAAAAACTAAACGATAGGGAGGACAGGTCAAACTGTCCTCCTTTATCAATTAAGGAGCATTATGTCTTATCCAGGAAGTCCAACAGTTCCACATCAACATGATGGCGATGGTGCTATTGCAGTAGCCGGGGTAGGTGGGGCAATCATAATGGGTCCAAGTGGAATGATTACACAAAATAATGTTTTAGGAAATATACCAACACCAATATTTGGTGAGAATATAACAATTTCTGGAACACCAAGCGGTATTAGAAGGCCACAAACATTGAGAGCAAGTAGAAGATAAGTTATCTCTGATATAATAGCAGTGGAGGATAAGATGGCAACAACAGTAGAAGTAGTAGAAAAATTTAGCAAGAAAACAGTACCACAACTAAAAGCCTATGCAAAAAAGAACAATATTGATCTATATGGAACAAGCACAAAAGAAGAAATGCTAGAGGCTATTTTGCCTTTTGTACCAAGAAAAGATGTAGAAGAAGTAAAAGAAACAAAAAAAGCAGCAGGATCAAAAGAAGAAAAAGAAGCGCTAGAGGTTCCAACAGACAAGATGGCTTTGTATTCAGAGCGAAATCTTCATTGGAACGGTGTGGGTGCCCTTGAAAAGGGATATAACATTGTCACAAAGGAGGCATCCGTTAAGTGGCTAAATCATAAGGCAGTTCGTGAAGCATCGCCTAAAGAAGTAGCCAGACATTACGGTAAGATTTAATGCAGATTTTACGATTACCACCATACCCATTAACCATCTCTTATGATGTGCCTTTACCAAACACTGACTACATTCTTGTTATTAATGAGAGTGCAAGAAATGTAAACGATGTTACAGAAAGCATTGTTTCTACTGCTGGATCAAAACTAGAATATACTCTTCCAGATCAGTTCAATTCTTATGATGAGTCCTACTATTTAGCGATCTATGAAGATGTTGAAGGTCTTCCTGGAGACATAGTTGTTGAAGATAATCTAGAAATCATGCGCCCCTATGTAAATCCTACAACTCTGGCAACAACTTTGGGTTCTGGAACAGCAACAGAAATTAATGTTTATATTAAGTATGAAGGATTAGCACGAGCAATAATTGATTCTATTGTTCCAGGCGGATTCTACTATGAGCGTTCATGGTATGAGACCAATGGAAACGGAACAGACTACCTTCCAATTTGGGACAGAGTTTATAAGATTGTCAAAGGTTATGAGAATAATGAACTTGTCTGGGACACAGACGATGACCCACAAGCATTAGGTCAATGGAATTATTTATTAACAAAAGACAAGACAGCAATTATTAAAGAATGGAATCAGCAAATGACTGATTCATATATTAGAGCAGTTGGAACGCCAAAGGGTGTGCCACTTGGAGAATCAGACTCAATTTATCTTTATGACACAGAAGATAGCACAGTAACACTAGCCGTAGCCCCAGGAGTAACATTCCCAGTAACATTTAACTATCTATTCTCGCTTGAAACGGGGTATAAAGTAGTTCCTTATGACATACAAGATGCTATAACAATGCTTATTGATGATATTAAGTGTGGCAAGATGGAATACCATAAGAGATATATTCTTGATTATTCTACAGACCAATACAAGATTAAGATTGACAAGTCTGCACTTAGCGGAACAGGCAACATCCTAGTAGATAGAATCCTAGAAAAGTATATTACAAACTTTGGCACACCTGGAGTTTTATAATGGCTGAGTGCGAGGCAACAGACTTTATCTACCCAATGAAAGCAGATATTTACTATCCAATAATTACACAAAATAGTTATGGACAAGCAAATAAAGAATGGGTATTTGATAGAACTATTATTTGCAACGCAACAACTATAGGTGGCGCAGGAGATGTAGAGTTAAAGCCAGAAGTTTTTTTACAATACGATGGAAAACTTATTGCTAGATCAAAATCAGACATAAGAATTTCTTCAAACGATACAGACAATGCAATAACAAATATACTTATTACAAATATTAGAAGCGCAACAGATTTAGTAATTTATAAAGAAACAGCAGGCCCAAGAACAGGCCGTGGAACAATCTATGAGGTAGGAACACTAGAGCCTTTTGTTGGTCCATTTGGAGAAATAGAATACTTTAAAATGCTATGGCGTAGAACCGAGAACCAGACAGTTGGTGACTAATGAGAGTCTCCATACAGACTAACAACTTTGAAAAAGAACTTCTTAATATTGCTAACTACTCTCTGGGTTTTTTAGAAGGTGCTCAAAAGG